ATCATGTTAAATCAAACCGGAAGAAAGGCAGTAAAAACTACACTGCCTGAATTCCTATATTGGTTTCCTACAGCGTTATCATTATTACACGCAGACGAAGAATTTGTTAAAAGCATAATCCAACCGTTGGGCATGGCAAATGTTCGTTACACTCGTTTGATTAAAATGAGTCAAGACTATTTAACTTGGGACGGAAATGATGCCAACAAATTGTTTGGCATCGGCAAGTATGGCAGCGACAGCTATGAAATCTTTTTTAAAAAGAACTATGCTGTTCAACCCACAGATAAAGAATTAAAAAGGTACCTAGAGGAAGAGGTTTGCAATGTTTCTTAAACTGTTAGAAAAACTTGGTCGTAAGCGTATCATTTATGATCGTATCTGCAACGAACCTTATCTAGAAAGGTATTATCTTTTCTTGAAAGATAGAAATCTATTTCCTTTTAATATATTTTTACACAAGTTTTTAAAAGGTGATCCAGACGATGTGCATGATCATCCATGGCCATATGCTACCCTAATTCTTAAAGGTGGCTACTATGAATGGATTCCTCAGTTTAACGCAGACGGAACAAAAAGTTGCGAAGTGCGCAAGTGGCGTGGTCCAGGGCATTTTCGAGTATGTAAACCATATTCCTATCATCGCATTGAATTGAAAGATGGTGTAACTGCATGGACATTGTTCATGCCAGGTCCTCATAAACGTGAATGGGGATTTTTAGTTAATAATAAATGGATACAACACGAACAGTATCTAAAAGATCGCAAGGAGAATCATGTCAAAAAAACGGCAGGTTAGTTGGGAAGAATATCAAGGGTTAGTTGCAAAAATCTGCAGAGATATTACTGTCAGTGGATGGAAGCCAGACTATATTGTTGGGATTACTAGAGGTGGGTTATTGCCTGCTAAAATGATTAGTTATTATTTCGATGTACCTTGCGAAACATTAAAAGTATCATTGCGAGACCACGAACAAACAGAATCTAATACATGGATGGCTGAAGATGCATACGGACATCCAAGACCGGAAGTATATGTAGAAGATGAGAATGATGCAGGTACTGTTCTAGAAGCTGCCAGCGACTTACTTTCAGCTGGAGATAACTGTAAAAATATTCTTATAGTAGATGATATCAATGATACAGGTGCTACATTAAATTGGATTATGAAAGATTGGCCAGCGAGTTGTTTTCCTGAGGATGCTGTTTGGGAAGATGATGTATGGAATCAAAATGTCAAGTTCGCTGTGATATTTGATAACCTATCATCAAAGTTTCAAGCTAGGATTGATTTTTCCGGTGAGGAAATTAACAAAGCTGAAAATGATGTATGGATTGATTTCCCCTATGAAGACTGGTGGACCAAATGAGTAAAATAAAAGTTTTTTGTACAGATAAAGATAAATTTGTTGATGCTGATATACTCAATTATAAGCCAAAGGCATTTTTAGAAGTTGCTCTGAATACTGTTAAAGTACGTATGTCCTATATGAATAATGCGTATGTTGGTAGTATGGCTGGTTTAGAATTTGTGATCAAAGAGGATCAATTGCCTAGAGAGTATAAGGAGTATCAGAGATGAATTTAAAATACACGCTAGCCGACGCACAAGCGGACGGGCAAGCACCATGGAAAGATCCTATACTAGAAGATTTCCATGTGGTCATTTATGCAGACAAGTATCCTGTTACAGAGGGTCATCTTTTGTTTGTACCACAATATGCCGCAGACGGAGTTATTGAAGACTGTTTCGCAGACGCACTTAAAGTGGGCAAACAAAAGGTGAAGTCTGGTGAGTGGGACGGATTTAATATTGGATTGAATTGGGGAGAAGCTGCAGGTCAGACTGTGCCATATCCTCATATTCATTTGATTCCCCGCCGCAAAGGAGATATGGAAGATCCTACTGGGGGTGTCAGGCATGTGATACCAGAAAAGGGCAATTATCGTAAATGGCAAGAATAACTGTTCCTTGGGCTAATCAAAATAACACATGGTGGAATGAAACCTGTGCTAGAGTCATTGAACATTTTGGGTTGCCCGGCGGACGTTATGTAACAGAGATCAGTGCAGAATGTATGCATTTTGATTTTCGCAATGAAAAGGACGCACTGATGTGCAGATTATTAATAAGCGACAGCATTGTATGAAAGATAAAATAATCATAGGCATTCTTCTTTTAGTGTGTATAGTGATACTTGCCAATGCCGATTGGAATAATAGAACTGTGATCTATGATTGCAGTCTAGCAGAGATCAGTCCAGATTACCCGCAAGAAGTAAAAACTGAATGTCGTAGATTACGCATAGAAGAATTCCGTGAAAAACAAATACAAGAAAGAAAGACCATATTAATATGAAACATTGGACGTTAACCCTCGAAGAAGATCCCGAAACTAAAGAATTAATATTACCGTTCACTGACGAAATTCTAGAAGCTGTAGGGTGGAAGCCAGGTGATGTTATAGTTTGGAAAAAGAAAGATGACAAGTCCTGGACCTTAAGGAAAAAGGTTGACAAACTGGCTAAAAAGAGTGTATAATATATTATGAGCAAAATTAAAATAGCAGAACTATTTTACAGCATACAAGGTGAAGGACGCTACATGGGCGTGCCTAGCATATTCTTACGCACATTTGGATGTAATTTTAAATGCGCAGGCTTTGGTATGCCCAAAGGAGAACTTAGTGAAGAATATCTTAAAATTGATCCAACACAATATTCCAAATACGAAGAACTTCCATTGGTTAGTACAGGATGTGATAGCTACGCTAGTTGGGATCCTGCTTTCAAGCATCTTAGTCCTATGCTTACTGTTGACGCCATTACTGATCGTATTACAGAAATTTTACCGTTTAATACGTGGCAAGACGAACATCTCGTCATCACAGGAGGCGAACCTTTACTAGGTTGGCAACGTGCATATCCAGACTTGCTTAATCATCCTACAATGGCGAGTTTAAAAGAAATTACATTTGAAACAAATGGTACTCAAAAGCTAACAGATGAATTTAAAGACTATCTAGTACAGTGGCAAATGCCCGACTTAGAATTTAATAGAGAAGTTACATTTAGTGTGAGTGCTAAATTGAGTTGCTCCGGTGAACATCCCGACGAAGCAATTAAACCTGAAGTTGTTTGTGAATATGAAGAAGTTGGATACACATATCTAAAATTTGTTGTTGCAACAGAAGACGATGCAGAAGAGGCACTAGAAGCCGCAGACATTTATCGTGCCGCTGGATTTAGAGGACCAATTTATTTGATGCCAGTAGGCGGTGTCGAAAGTGTGTATACTCTTAATAATCGCCGTGTTGCAGAATTGGCAATGAAACATGGATTACGGTATAGTGATAGATTACAGGTGCCGTTATTTAAAAATGAGTGGGGAACATAATGAAAAAATTTATCGAAAAGCTATTTGGTTTTGAAAAACTCAGACAGGAAAAAGAATCACTGCAAGACGCCAGAGACAAGGCGGTGGCAGAAACAGTACGAGCTCAAGAAAAAGAAGAACTTAGTAAATTAAGTGAAAAGGATCGTGCTACTCGTAAAAAAGAACCTTGGGTAGGTGTAATTAATACTCATGTTAACACAGACAATGTTCGTAATGGTTTTTTTGAACTTGACTGGAATGAACCATTTGTGTTAAAATTAAGACAAGAAGGTTACGGATACGATGGTGACAAAGACGAAGAAATAGTTGATCGTTGGTTCCGAGAACTCTGCGCTAATGTAGTTGTCGATGGTGACTACGGTGGCCCGATTAACACAGGCGTAATTGACATTAACGAAGTTAAAAGAAAGAATCAATGACATATATTATAGTTGATACAGCGAATACATTTTTCCGTGCTAGACACGTTATTAACGGCGACGCTGATATCAAACTAGGCATGGCTTTTCATATCACACTTAACAGCGTGAAGAAGGCATGGCAAGACTTTAACGGCAGTCATGTTATATTCTGTTTAGAAGGTCGTAGCTGGCGCAAAGATTATTATGCTCCTTACAAGGCGCAACGTGCAGCCGCTCGTGCCGCACATACAGAAAAAGAAGCAGACGAAGAAAAGATCTTTTGGGAAGCATTTGACACTTTTAAGGATTTCATTGCAGATAAGACTAACTGCACAGTATTGCAAAATCCACGGTTAGAAGCAGATGACTTAATTGCAGGATTTATTCAAAGTCATCCTAACGATAATCATGTTATTATCAGCACCGATACAGACTTTGTACAATTGATTGCTCCTAATGTAAAGCAATATAACGGAGTGATGGAAACTACGATCACACACGAAGGTATCTTTGACGCAAAAGGCAAAAGAGTCATCGACAAGAAAACGCAAGAACCTAAAACGATCCCAGATCCAGAATGGTCATTGTTTGAAAAATGTATGCGTGGTGACACTAGCGATAATGTATTCTCTGCATATCCAGGAGTACGCACTAAAGGCACAAGCAAAAAAGTAGGGCTTACTGAAGCGTTCGAAGATCGTAAAAGTAAAGGATATAACTGGAATAATCTTATGTTACAGAGATGGACCGATCATAACGGTCAAGAGCATCGTGTACTAGAAGATTATGAACGAAATCGCAGACTGATCGACTTAAGTCATCAGCCCGAAGATATCAAAGCAATTATTGCTGAAACTATTACAACAGCAACTAGTGCTAATAAGAATATCAGCCAAGTGGGAATTAGATTAATTAAATTTTGTAATCTATATGACCTTAAAAAGATCGCAGATCAAGCACAAAGCTATGCGGAACCGTTGAATGCGAGATACACAAATGAAAATCAAACTATGTCCGTATGAAGATACATGTATTAGTAAATCAAATACCTGTTGGGAGAACACAATGACAGACTTACACGCAAAACCGATTATAGAAAATAAATTTTGGATCGTAGAAAAAGACGGGGAGAAATTTGCCACGTTGAGAAAGAATGAAGACAATCGCTTTGTTCTTAGCAATGAAGAAGGTATCAAAATTTACGATACCAAAGAAAGTCTAACCAAACAATTTGGCAAAGATTTCTTTGTGGCCAAGATCGTAAAAGAGGCAGACGATGCATTACCCAATGAAGTTCATGGGTATTCCACTAGTGTGGCTCCACATAATGCCATGTTTGATATACAACGTAAATTACCTTTGTTTACCAAGAGCGGTGATTCGAAAAGTCTTTACTGCGCAGGTTACTATGTGATACGTTTTGAGAAGGGATGGGTCAAATCGTTTTGCCCTAAACTGATTACTCTACAAAGATACGAATATAAAGG